GGCGAGACACATGCACACATGCGAATACACGAATGTGATCACAAAACGCATGGGGGTAGGGCAAATGTGATCACGTTGGTGACCCCGGAGGCAGGGGGTCGCGCGGGGTCTCAGTGTATTCTGAATTGCACCTAAAGATTTTCTCATAAAAATTCCTAGACCCACAGGGTATCCCTACGCTACGCTTGGGTAACGACAAGAAGAATTGGTTAGGCATAAAGGAAAACCCCTACGGAGTGAACCATAGGGGTGCATCAGGTATTGGTTATCTTACAGACGAGGTAGCCTACGTAGTCCACGAGGAATCTGCATCAGTCTGACCTTAGGCCAACCTGTAGCGAATCTGTAGCTTCTCCTTAAGTATAGCGTAGGAGTGAACCTTGAGGGAAGAATACTATAGTTATATACTAGGGTCCGCCAAAGGACAGTTTTATTATACACAGGTTTTTCACTTCTGTCAACCCCTATCTTTCTTGTCGTATCCTATAGGCGGATTTCCGCTCATCACGTAGGGGCTTGACAAACCAGAACCTAGTGTGGTATAATTGCCACTAAGTGATTCGTTCTTACTCAAAGGTAGAGAAACCGTGCTCTTCACAGAGACCCAGCTACGTACGTCACAAGGCAAGCTACGCACCAAGTCTCTCTTCTGGGAGCTTTCGTACTTCGAACCTGAGCACGTTATCTTCACTCTCAAGGAAGCTGACATTGTGCGTGAGGGTAAGACGTACACCTCCTTGCGTAAGCTGTATTTGTCGTACTGTGTCACAGACCCTACGGAGTACACCTTCGCTTGGGCTGTCTTCGGTTCGTGGGAGACTTGGCTTCAACTGTCCAATAGCAACTACATCAAGAAAGACGTAGAGGCGTGGCGTAAGGAAGTCGAGGTTAAGATTAAGTCTGAGGCTATCCGTTCTATCGCAGATGAGATGCGTACGGGTGGCCGTTCTTCGTTTGGTGCTGCTAAGCTTCTCTTGGAGCGTGGGTGGCTTGACGACAAGAGTGCTTCCAAGGCTAAAGAGAAACTCAAGGCCAAGGAAGAAGAGGAATTGGATAAACAAGCTCTGTCTCTCTTGAGTGAGGATGCTGAGCGTCTAGGAATCAAGGTTCAGTAGCACGATGAGCAAGAAGCCTAACATCACCAATATTACGTCTGGTTACAACTCTACGACAGAGATCAACCAGAACTTCCAAGCATTGCGTGATGCCTTCGACAACACTGTGTCGTTGGATGGTAGCTTGCCTAACGCTATGGACGCAGACTTCGACATGAATGGTTACGACATCCTCAACGCAGGTGGTCTCACGATCAATGGCGTAGATGTCTTTGCACTTATCAACAAAACCACAATCAGCCCTTTCGCCCCTTCGGGTGGTAGCGACGGGGATATCTGGTTTCGCGTATCTACTTAATAGGAGCCACCATGGCCGCTCTTTCTGACCACGCAGAAAAACTACTCCTCGACTGGCTGATGACTAACGGTTCGGCTACACGCCCTACCGCATGGTACGTTGCCCTCTACACTGCGGCCCCCTCGGACTCGGGTGGTGGCACTGAAGTGTCTGGCAATGGCTACTCGCGTCAGGCTGTAACCTTTGCTGCTGCATCCACTCCGGGTGGCACTACGTCTAATACTGGCGCTGTGTCGTTTACTGCCGCAGGCGGTTCGTGGGGTACCATTACTCATATCGGTATCCACGACGCCAGCACCTCGGGCAACCTGCTGTGGCACGGCTCTATGACCGCCTCGAAGACTATTGCCGATGGTGATACTCTTGAGTTTGCTATTGGTAACATTGACCTGACCATCGCCTAATCAGCGTCCTTTTGTTGAACAGGAGGGCTTGAGGTGGAGGGCTACCGTGTAACAGAGGAGGGTAACCTCCGTACTACTGAGTCCTCTGACACCCGTGTTACAGAAGGATTCATCGAAGGTTTTGCAGACCTTTCAGCTACAGGCTCTATCTCTGTCGTTGGTCTGTTGAAAGCACCTGCTAACGCTTCCTTGGTAACGCAGGGTAGTGTCCTCCTTGTCGGTGAAGCTACGCTCTTCGGTAGGGCAGACTTTACTGGCGTAGGGTCAACAGCGGTTGATGGTGATCTAAAAGCCTCTGGCGCTCACGTAGGGACCGCTACAGGCACTATCTCTTCTTCTGGGGTAAGGATACAGCCCGGAGCGACTAGCCTCTCTGCTGAGGGTTCTATCGTCTCTATCGCAGGGTTCAAGTTCGTAGGTGCCTCAGATATCCAAGCAGAGGGTATTTTCTCCTCTACGCCTAAGTTTACGGCCCAAGGTTTGTTCGGACCCTTTGACGTAGACGTAGAGAGGATCACAGAGTCTGGTGATGTAAGGGTTACTGAGGATGGAAACGTCAGGATCGTAGACTTCTACCAGCCTAACGCAGGTACAGCTTCTCTTATCTCTGAACCATCTGTCGTTCTCTTTGTGTCTGAACCGTATGCGAAGTACTTGTCTAACTGGCAGAGAGCCGTTCCCTACGTTAAGTACGAAGGTGAGTGGGTCATACCTCAAAAAGCCTACAAACATCTCAGTGGTAGATGGAAGAGAATCTATTGATGGAAAGAAACCATGGCTAACGTAAAAATCAGTGAGCTTACAGCGGCTGGATCAGCTTCTGGCACTCAAGAATTTGAGGTTAACGACAGCCTTACCTCTAAAAAGGTCACTGGCGCTCAGATTAAGACGTTTGTTAACACTGATCGTGTCCAGAAAACCTCGGATACAGGGTCTGCTGTCGTTCCTTCTGGTGACGAATCCCAACGTGACGGCTCTCCTGCTGCTGGTTACCTTCGTTTTAACACTGATGCTTCGTCGTTTGAGGGCTATAACGGTACTGCATGGGGTTCTATCGGTGGTGGTGCTACGTCTGACGCTATCTACGAGAACTCGGCTACGATTGCTGAGGATATTACCATTGTGACTGGTCGTAACGGCATGTCCACTGGCCCAATAACCATCAACTCTGGTATCACCGTCACGGTTGAATCCGGCGCAAGATACGTGGTGATCTGATATGAGCAAAATCGCACTAACTCCTAACGCTTCCGGCACCGGGACGTTCTCCATCGCAGCCCCCGGCACGAACACGGATCGGACGCTGACGCTGCCGGATGCTGCTGGTACTATAGCCACGACTGCTGACGTATCTGCTGGTGACGCAGGTGTCACGGCCACTCTTATTGGCGTTGGGCAAACATGGCAGTCCGTGACAAGATCGCCCGCGACCAATTACCAAAACACCACTGGTCGGCCAATCATGGTCTTTAGCTCAATGAGCAACACCTCTGGCATCCAGAATTTCCAAGTTTCCACTGACGCCTCGACTTGGGTTAACGCCGGAAACTCTCAATCGGCTAACGCCCCCAATCAGGTAATCGTCCCTAATAACCACTATTACAGGTGGACGCAAACTGTTGGGACTACGGTAATTTCTGTAACGGAGCTTCGCTGATGTCCGAAATTCGCGCAAACTCGATCACCGACGCTGCTGGCACTGGCGCTCCTAACTTCCCGAATGGGTTGGAGATTGCGGGTGCTGCGGCGGCAACGGTTCCCTCCGGCTCGGTTATGACATTTGCCATGAACACGGCACCTACGGGCTGGCTCAAGGCTAACGGCGCGGCAGTTTCGCGGACAACCTATGCCGCCCTGTTTTCAGCCATTGGCACGACGTTTGGCGTAGGTGATGGATCGACCACGTTTAACCTGCCGGACATGCGCGGACGCTTCACCCGCAACTGGGCGGACAACGGTAGCATCGACAGCGGGCGGGCATTTGGTTCTACGCAAGACCATCAAATCCAACAGCACCAACATGGGCTTGCCTTTAACGCAGACGTGACAAACGCTACGGGTGGAACCACTGGGGCGACAGTTTCAGCGTGTAACGCGCTTGCAACAAGAAGCTCTGCGTCAACCAACCCACTTTCGACCAGCTACGTTCAAGACGCCCCTTATGTCAAAAACGCTACTGGGGCTAACATTGGCACAGAAACTCGCCCAACCAACATCGCCCTTTTGGCCTGCATCAAGTTCTGAGGTAAACCATGAAAGTCTTTCAAACTGACCACGAAGGGTTCCTTGTCGGCGAAACTGTTGCTGATCCTGATCCGATGGACGAGGGCAACTGGCTAATCCCCGGTGGCTGCGTAGAGCAAGAGCCTCCAGCCCTGTCTGATGGTCAACGCGCACAGTTCTTTGGCGGCGCTTGGCTTATCGTTGATCCTGAGCCTGTCGTTGAGCCTGAGCCTGAGCCTGAACTTCCACCGACAAAGGCAGACCAAGAGGAACTTCGCCGTTCCGCATACCAACAGGAAGCCGACCCCCTGTTCTTCATGTCCCAGCGCGGCGAGGCCACTGTCGAAGAATGGCAGGCCAAGGTCGCTGAGATCAAAGCCCGCTATCCCTACCCCGAGGAGACCCAAGCATGAGCGTTGTAATTGACGGAACCACGGGCATTACGGCTGCTGCTTTTGACGGGGCGGTGGATGGTGCTGACCTAACTGGTAGCGTAGCTGCATCATTGCTTACGGGTGACGTAGCTGCCGCACGGATTACTGGCGCACTAAACGCCTCTGGCTCTGCCCCGATCTATGCCTGCCGTGCGTGGGTGAACTTCAACGGCACCGGGACTGTGGCTATCCGTGCGTCTGGCAACGTGTCGTCGATCACGGACAATGGCACGGGCGACTACACGATCAACTTCACCACGGCCATGCCTGACGCGAACTACGCTGTTTCTGGCTCTGCTCAAATATCCAGTTTTGCCGGGACAGGCTGGCAGGGCTATTCGGTCTCAATCAGTTCAACAGCCCCCACAGCATCTGCCGTAAGAATTCTTACGTCCAGCTATGCCGCAGGCGCATTTGATGCCTCAATTGTCGACATCGCCATTTTCCGCTGAAAGGACACCCATGCAAGTCATCATCTTCCCGCAAGGCGACAACAAGGTGTCCGTGGTTATTCCAGCACCTGAGTTTGCCGACCAGATCGAAGCCGTGGCACATAAGGATGTCCCAGAGGGCAAGCCTTTCCGTATCATTGACGACAGCGAACTACCCTCGCGTGATAGCCGTGATCGCTGGCTGTGGACCGAAAGCGGCCCGCTGGATGTCGCACCTGAGCCTGAGGTTACTGAATAAATAAAGCTCTTGACATACTAACCAAAGTGTGATATATTAGCAACATGAACCAGCAACACGTGATTAACGACCAAATCAGGCAGGCAGCAGAGAATGACCTTGAGGTCTTTGTTCGTCTGGTAGCTCCTGAACAAGTCTTGGGTCAGTGTCACTCTGAGTTGCTACAGTGGTGGACACGACAGGATTCTAAGACACATCAGCTTGTGTTGTTCCCTCGTGACCACCAGAAGTCTCGTATGGTTGCTTACCGAGTAGTTTGGGAACTCACGAAGAACCCTACGCTACGTGTACTCTATATCTCTGCTACGGCTAACCTTGCGGAGAAGCAGCTAGGCTTTATGAAAGGTATCTTTACCTCTGAGGTATATCGTCGTTACTGGCCTGAGCACGTCCATCCTGAAGAAGGTAAGCGTACTCGTTGGACCACCTCGGAGATTGCGTTAGACCATCCTCAGCGTAAGAAAGAAAACGTACGTGACCCTAGCATCTTCACTGGTGGCCTCACTACTTCCCTTACTGGTATGCACTGCGACATTGCAGTTCTTGACGATGTGGTTGTCTATGAAAACGCATACACTAATGAAGGCCGTGACAAAGTAAGAAGCCAGTATTCTCTGTTGTCGTCCATCGAAGGTGCTGAGGCTCGTGAGTGGGTTGTAGGCACTCGCTACCATCCGATTGATCTGTATAACGACTTGATGCAGATGATTGAGGATCAGTACGACAAAGATGGTGGTAAGGTTGGCGAAGAGAACATCTACGAAATCTTTGAACGTGCAGTAGAAGATAGGGGCGACGGTACGGGTGAGTTCCTGTGGCCTCGTCAGCAACGTAAAGACGGTAAGTGGTTTGGTTTCGACCAACAGATTCTAGCTAAGAAGCGTGGGCAGTACCTCGACAAAGGACAGTTCAGGGCGCAGTACTACAACGATCCTACGGACCCAGATAACGTACCCGTAGGCTCCGACAAGTTTCAGTACTATGACCGTAAGCATCTCCACCTTGATAATGGTTACTGGTTCTACAAGACGCACCGCCTGAACGTTTACTGTGCAGTGGACTTTGCGTTTAGCCTTAGTAAGAAAGCTGACTACACTGCTATGGTTGTCGTCGGTGTCGATGGTGAGAATAACGTCTACGTCTTAGAGATTGATCGTTTCCGTACGGATCGCATCAGTGACTACTTCGACCATATTCTACAGCTTAGCAATAAGTGGTCGTTCAGGAAGATGAGGGCAGAAGTCACGGTGGCTCAGGTAGCTATTGTGAAGCAGCTTAAAGAACTCATCAAGCAACATGGTTTGTCGATCTCAATCGAAGAGTACCGACCGAATAAGGGCAGTAAGGAAGAGCGTATCGCAGCCGTCCTTGAGCCTCGTTACGACAACCTTTCGATCTGGCACTATAGAGGCGGTAATACTCAAATCCTTGAGGAAGAACTGTCTAGCCGTAACCCAGCCCACGACGACGTTAAGGACGCCCTAGCTTCTGCTGTCGACATGGCTGTGAAACCTATGAAGAACGTTCAGCGCAGCAAGAGTAGCAATATCGTCTGGGCTAACTCACGATTTAGAGGCAGTGCATAATGGCCGGAACTACCATCGAACTTGAGCACCTGCTTAACCCCGATACTCTCGCTGTCGAGATCGCTAATCGTTGGGTCGAGTGGAACTCTCTGCGTGACAAGTGGCTTGTCGAAAAGAAAGAACTCCGTAACTACCTCTACGCTACGGACACTCGTACGACGAAGAATGCTGCCCTTCCGTGGTCGAACTCTACGACGACCCCTAAGCTGACGCAGATCATGGACAACCTCCATGCGAACTACTTTGCTACTCTGTTCCCCCAGCAGAAGTGGATGCGTTGGGAAGGCACCTCGGCTGCAGATGGCACTAAAGCTAAGCGTGATGTCATTCAAGCGTACATGGACAATAAGGTCCGTCAGTCTGACTTTGTGAACACCGCTTCTAGCCTTCTGTACGATTGGATTCAGTACGGTAACTGCTTTGCTACTGTCGAGTGGAACCAAGACTACAACGTCAAGGAATCCGGCGAAGTAACGACGAATTACATTGGACCTCGTCTGGTCCGTATTTCTCCTTACGACATCGTATTTAACCCTACGGCCTCTGACTTCTACAAGACGCCCAAGATCATCAAGAGCATTCTTACCCTCGGTGAGATCAAACGGATGATCGACAAAGACCCGTCTAAGGCTCATTGGCAAGCCATTATCGACAAGATGATGTACGCTCGGGCTTCTATCCGTTCGGCTGACTCTGCGTATAACAAAGCTGACGGTTTCATTGCTGATGGCTTTACGTCGATCCAGCAGTATTATGAGTCGGACTATGTTGAGGTTCTCTCGTTCTACGGGGACATCTTCGACTACAACGAGAACAAGCTCCACTCGGATCGTATCATCACTGTTGTCGACCGTGCTTACGTTTTGGACAATGAAGAGAACCCCTCGTGGCTGGGCCATGCGCCTATCTTCATGTCGGGTTGGCGTCCTCGCCCGGATAACCTGTACGCTATGGGTCCGTTGGATAACCTCGTCGGTATGCAGTATCGTATCGACCACCTTGAGAACCTTAAGGCAGACGTATTCGACCAGATTGCCTACCCTGTGATGAAGATTCGTGGGGACGTAGAGGACTTTGACTTTGCACCGGGTGCTCGTATTTACCTTGGTGAAGAAGGCGACGTAGGCTACCTGCAGCCCGATGGCACTGCCCTTCAAGCTGACCTGCAAATCCAACTCCTTGAGAACAAGATGGAGGAGATGGCTGGTGCTCCTCGTCAGGCTATGGGTATCCGTACGCCCGGTGAGAAGACTGCCTTTGAGGTCCAGAGCCTGCAGAACTCAGCCTCGCGTATCTTTGAGCACAAGACTGCCCACTTTGAGCGTACGTTCCTTGAGCCTATTATGAACGCTATGCTGGAAGTTGCTCGTCGTAACATGAACATGTCGGACACCATCCGGGTTCTTGACGACGCCACTGGGGCTATCTTGTTCCGTAGCATTACCAAAGACGATATCACTGCCAAGGGTAAGATTGTTCCTGTCGGTGCTCGTCACTTCGCTGAACGTGCTCGTCGGGTACAGAACCTTACGCAGCTTTACCAGCTTAAGCTTGCCGACCCCACTATTGCCCCTCACTTGTCGGGTAAGGAGATGGCTAAGATCATGGCTGAAGAGCTTGGTGAGCCTCGTCTGTACGGTGAGAACATCAGCGTTATCGAACAACTTGAGACCCAACAGACCGTTCAGGAAGCCGAGATGGTTAACCAAGAACAACTGATGGCTGCTCAGCAGATGGGTGTTTAATGCAAGCTGTATGGCTTAGAGGCGTCAAGGACTCTGATCGGAACCAACGCAAACAAGAAGTGTTGTCGTACCGTAATGCCTTCGACGACCTACGTGAAATTCTAGAGCAGCACTATGTCCGTAAGGAAGCTGTTCGGGATTATTCCCCCGGTTGGGAATACAAACAGATCGCCGTGAATGAATATAACGCTGTTCTCGACGATCTACTCAACTTAATCGACCTTAACCACAAGGACTAACAATTTGACAAACGTGTTCGACCAAGCTCAGCAACCAACTGGGCAGAGTCAAGAGAGCCAAGCACCACAGACGACAACTGAACAACAGGAGTCATATCTGGCAAAGCTCGTCGCCACTAAGGGAGAGAACTGGAAAGACCCTGAAGTGCTGGCCAAAGGCAAACTCGAAGCTGATGGCTACATTAAAAATCTGGAAGATCAACTTACGCAGATGCGTGAAGACCTCCAGAAACAGGACTATGCCAAGACTCTACTCGAAGAACTGCAGACCAAGGCCATGTCGCCCACCAACGTGAAACCTGCAGCGGCTAACAACAATAATAACGGTGGCACTAATACTGATGGCAATACCCCGCCGCAAGTGAGTGAGGATATCCTAAAGAGCCTTGTTGAGAAAACTCTGACTGCACGAGACCGAGATAATACTGTAAAGCAGAACCTCGCTCTTGTCGATCAGGAACTTGAGAAGACCTACGGTACTGAGGCCCCTGCCGTTGTCCAGAAGAAAGCCGAAGAACTTGGCTTGACTGTGCAGCGTCTACAGGAACTAGCGTCTGAGTCCCCTAACGCCTTCTTTAACCTGATTGGTGAACCGAAGAAATCCTTCCAACCTATTGTGTCGGGGACGGTTCGCACGGAAGGGGTCAACATGCAAGCTTCGGCGGAGCGTAATTTCGATTACTACCAAAAACTCCGTCGGGAAAGTAAATCCCTCTACTATACTCCCAAGGTTCAACGACAGATGATGGATGATGCTGCTCGTCTTGGGAATAAGTGGAAACCATAAACTAGGAGAAGACTAAAATGGCTATGACTACTGCCAATATGAGTCTCCTTACTCGCTCGGAAGTATGGTCTTCGGAGCTTAAGGAAATTCTGCGCGACGAAATGATGGCACAACGCTACGTGCGTATGCTTGACGGCTTCCCTGACGGCGACCAGTTCACGATCCCGTCGATTGGCCAAGCTCAGGTTGACAACTACGCAGAAGATACTGCCGTTGTTTACCGTCCGATGGACACTGGTGAGTTCACTTTCACCATCGACAAGTATCTGTCGTCGGCTACCTACATCACCAAGAAAGCTGAGCAAGATTCGTACTACTCGGCTGAACTGATGTCGCGCTTCGTGCCGGAACAAGAGCGGGCCATCATGGCTCACTTCGAAGCCACCACGTTCGCTGCACCTGAAGCTGGTATTTCGGCTAACTCGGAAGCTGCAATTGATGGCATTGGCCACCGTTTTGCTGGTTCGGGTACTGGCGCTGTGATCGCGGTTTCGGACTTTGCTCGTGCTCGTTACGCTCTCAAGAAGGCTAACGTTCCCGACACCAACCTGATCGCTGTCGTTGACCCTTCGGTTGAATACACGATCAACACCCTGACCAACCTTGTGTCGGTCTCGGATAACCCGCGTTGGGAAGGCGTTGTCGCTGATGGCATCGCTACTGGTATGCGCTTCGTGAAGAACGTGTACGGCTTCGACGTGTATACCTCGAACTACCTTGCTACCGCAACCGATTCGGCTCTGACCAACAAAGCTGCTTCGCCCGGTAACGTTGACTTCTCGACCAACAACGGCAAGGTTAACCTGTTCTTCTCGGCTGCTCCCGCTGCTCAGGCTTTTGTCGGTGCATGGCGTCAGATGCCGGAAGTGGACTACGAGTACAACAAAGACTTCCAGCGTCACGAGTATGTTACGACTTCTCGTTATGGTGTTAAGCTGTACCGTCCCGAGAACATGGTTCGTGTTATCACGAAAACCAACGTGTAATTAGGAGGGATATAACATGTCTTACACTAACGCTGACGGTCTCTTTGTCCTGACCGATGGTGCTCAGGGTGCTGTTAACGACGAAGGCGTCACCGTTCGCGGTGCTCGTCAGGTCATCACCAAGAAGCTGTCTCTGGCTGCTCTTGGTTCGTCGTTTGGTTCCTCGAACATCGACCCGCTGGAAGCTATGATCCCGGCTGGTGCTATCATCGTGAATGCCGATCTGGTTATCACTGACGCTGCTACCTCGGGTGGCTCGGCTACGTTGACCATTGGTACTTACAACGCTGCTGGTACCGTTGTGGATGCTGACGGCATTGATGCTGCTATCGCTCTGACTGCTATCGACGCAGACGGTGACGTGGTGCAGTGTGATGGCGCTCAGGTGTCTGGTGTCGTTACCGTGGGTTCGGCCCCGGTCTACATTGGCGCTCTGTACGGTACGGCTGCGTTCACCGCTGGCTCGGCTGTGCTGATCGTCGAGTACATCAAGGTCGAGTAATTGACCCTAGGGGTGTTGCTTAAGTGTGACACCCCACACTATTTTGATGGTCTGTTACGATTGTACTTGACAGATTCTCAAAACAGTGTATAATAAGCTTAAGTGCTTCCCAATGGACATATACTGTATATCTCTATAGCTTCTAACGTCAGACTGACTCGTCTGTAAGATGATACAGCTTAAGGACTCTCCGTATGGCTAACGTAAACCACAACACTCTGACTGACCCTTACCTCCACGAACCCAAGGGTGTCTCTACTGCTCTGGCAGGTCAAATCTACGTAGCTGATGGTGCTGGTAGTGGAGATTGGGTAGAGAATAGCCGTATCGTAGGTGGGTACCTTACGTTCTCCACTGGCAGTCCGTACGCCCACTCTGTCACTACCTCTGATACCGTTCTGAACCCTACCTTCACTCTGTCGACCAATAACGGATTTACAGGGTTGTCGTCCCCTAACGCTCGTATCCGTTACGATGGTACTGAGACCATTAACGCTAGCATGGACGCAATCTTCTCCGTTCAGCAATCTTCTGGGTCGGCTAAACAAGTTCAGATGGCTTTCTTTAAGAATGGTACGGAGCTTACAGGTAGCCGTATGATTGCTACCGCAGACTCTGGTCAGTGGCACGTCATTGCTCTTAAGTTTAATACGACTATGGCGACTAACGATTACCTTGAAGTGTTCATCAAGGCTGACGCATCAGCTACCATTAACTTTGCTTCTGGCTACCTCCGCATCAGTGGGATTGCAGCGTAATGAAGAAGACACTCTTGGAGATGGTGAGTTCGATCCTTTCGGATATGGACTCTGAAGCTGTAAACTCCATCAGCGACACCGTAGAAGCTCAGCAGGTAGCCTCAGTCATTGAGGACGTGTACTACAACATCATTGCTGCACGTAACATCCCAGAGCATCAGCAGCTTCTCAAACTTACTTCTTTGTCGTCATCCGTACGTCCCACCCATTTCCAGTACCCTACGAATACCCGTGACATCGTGGACTTGTCGTACAACATCGACGTACAGGGTGGCGTTAACTACCAAGAGATTCACTTCGTTGAGCCTCTGGACTTCCTCAAGCGGATGCCGTATAATAACCCCGACAGTACTCTTGTCGTCCCAGATGCAGTAGCGTCCACTTCGTTGGTTATCTTCAAAGACAGGATGCCTACGTATTACACCTCGTTTGATGATCTCCACATCGTGATGAATGCTTACGATGCTTCCGTAGAGACCATCCTACAGGCATCTAAGACTCGGGCCTACGGTACGGTTTATCCTACGTTTACCATCGCTGATAGCTTCACCCCTGATCTTGACGACACCATGCTACCCTACCTTCTGGCTGAGGCTAAGTCCACTTGCTTCTCCCTCTTCAAGTCTGGGTCGGACCCTAAGGTGGAGCAGGCTGCTCGTCGTTTGAAGTCTTTCGTTCAGAATGACATGTATCGGACTAAACGCCCTAACGTACGCAACCACTACGGCAGGAATTGAATTGGTAGAGTTTGAAGAATACCCAGAGAAACAAATCTGTATTTGTCGTTGCCCTGAAAAGATGCTTACGGCCCTGACGATCCAGAAAGACCGTAGCGGATTTATCTTCTTCGAGATTGTGACCGACAAAGGGGTAATGCCCATGGAGCTAAAGGGGAGCTACTCTTCTATCCCTAAGGCTAAGGAAGCTGTCGAGCACTACGTTCGAAACATGAAAGAGACTATCGGTGCGCGTCGTGAGAACTTCGCCAAAGAACGAGAAGAACGGAAAGCGTTAAAAGATGCCCCAAAGTCTGACTCAGAAGGTAGTTAACACTTTCGTAAAAGGTCTTATCACCGAGGCTGGTGAACTTACGTTCCCCGAGAATGCCTCTGTCGATGAACTTAACTGCGATCTGCGTCGGGATGGCTCACGTCGTCGTAGGCTTGCAGCTAAGGTAGAAGATAGTCGTGTTCTGTCTTCGTTTACCGTAAGCACCTCTACTCGGTTTCATACGGGTAAGTGGGAGAACGTAGGGGGTCAGTCTGGTCTTGAATTTCTTGTCCTTCAGGTTGGCTCTACCCTACGCTTCTATAACAAGTCTAACCTCCCTTACTCGTCCCATGAGATTGCAGAAACTGTTGACCTTTCTACCTACGAAGTCGCAGGTGGTGTCGGCGCTGCTAACGCTAACTGTCAGTTTGCATCCATCAATGGTGCTCTTGTCGTCTCCTCCCCGGCCCTCAACACGATCTATATTCAGCGTGACAACACCACTGGTACTCTGACGACAACCCAGATTACCTTTCGTATTCGTGACTTTGAATGGTTGGGCGACAAAAGCACTTACACCACTGAGATTGCTACAGCTTCTGCGTCGACTGAACGGAAGTATGATACCGCTAACGCTGGCTGGTCGGGAACTAAAGGTTCTGCAGCCCTTGCCACCTACGGCGCTTACCCTCCCCTGACCCTTCCGTGGTACGCAGGTAAGGACTCTAGCGGTAACTTTTCGAAGACCGAGTGGCAGAATATCTTCTCTGGTACCAGCCTTATCGGTAACGGAACGTACATCCTTGACTTCTTCAACAAGGACCGTAGCACAGCCTCAGGCATCGCAGGCATCACGGCAGACATCGAGAACTCTCGCTTTAAGGCTGTTGAGTCTTTTGCTGGCCGTATCTTCTACGCTGGTCTTGAGTCGGCTAAGAACGCAGGTGTCATTCTCTTCTCTCGCCAGATTGAGACCTTGAGTGAGCTTGGTGAATGTTTCCAAGTTAACGACCCCACCTCAGAAGACATCAGCGATCTGCTAGATACCGATGGTGGTGTCGTCCGTATCCCAGATGCCGTGAACATCAAGTACCTCTACGCCTTCGGTGCTAACCTGTTTATCTTCGCGGATAACGGTGTGTGGTCGATCAATGGCGTCGATAACGTATTCCGTGCCACTGAGTACTCCTTGCGTCGTGTGTCGTATACCGGGATGCTTACGGCTGAGTCGTTTGCTGAGGCAGAAGGTGTTCCGTTCTGGTGGTCCAAGACGGGTATTCATACTCTTCAATTCGACGAAGTAAGTGGTAACCCTACGGAGCAAAACATCAGTATCCCTACGATCCAGACCTTCTGGGATAACATTGGTTCTAACGCTCGTTCTCTCGTTCAGGCTACGTACGACCGACTGAATAAGAAAATCTACTGGGCCTACCCTAACGCCACAGAGACTAATGCGAACAAGCTGAACAACTTCCTGATCCTTGATATCCCCTTGGGTGCGTTCTACCCTTGGAAGGTTTCTGACGAGGCATCCTCGACGGACTACATCATGGGTCTTGCGGTGTACTCGGGCTACGGTTCTGACGAGCTTGTTCTTGACGTTGTTCTCTCCAACGGTGATGACGTTATCCAAGATGCTGACGATATTGTGTCGACCCAGTTCTCGGACTTCGCTACAGGTGACCCCTCTATCGTTCTCTTGATCCGTGACGGTGCTACGGGTAAGCTTACGATGGGTACCTTCTCTGGTGATGATTTCCTTGAGTGGGGAACGACAAACTATACCTCCTTCGCTGAAGCTGGGTATGACTTCATGGGAGACATTATGCTCCAGAAGAACGCTCCTTACATCATCGTGTATAGCCGGGTGACCGAAGAGGGTTGGGTCGTTACAGAGGCTGGGTATGAGCCTATCCGTCCGTCATCTATCTTTGTGTCGGCATACTGGGATTTCTCTACGACACCCTCAAGTGCAGCACAACAGGCTTACCGCTACAAGACGACCCCTATTGTTGATCCCGGTGACCTTAATAACTTTGGGTACCCTGACACGGTAATCACAACTCGTCTTAAGGTCCGTGGGCGTGGTCGTTCAATGCGTATGCGCTTCGAAAGTGAGCAAGGCAAAGACTTTGTTCTTCTTGGCTATGGAGTTCTTGGTGGACGAAACAACAGGTTCTAAACGGCTACGTGTGGTTGAGAGAGAGGATTACGCGGTTGACCTAGAGTACAACAAAGAGTTTTTGATTATCCACCTACCTTACGTGTGGAAGTTTAACAAAAGTGTTTTTGTCGATATGTTGTTTACCCTTGAAGACTTCTCTGACTTCTTTAAGACGACAGGCTTTAAGTACCTTTACGCTGCTGTTGACACTAACAATCTGAAAATACGACGACTACTGGTTAAGCTAGGTTTTAAGAGAAAAGCTAACCAACAGGAACTCACTGTGTACGAAAAGGAACTATAATGGACCCCGTTACTTTAGTCTTAGGCGCTGTCAGTGTGGCGGGAACTGCAAAATCCCTTTCTTTGCAGAAAAAAGCTGCTGCAGCCTCCACTCGTCAACAGGAACTGGTTGCAGCCCGTGACCGTAGACAAGCGATCAGAGAAGCACAAATTCGTCGTGCTCAAGGGATGTCGTCAGCTCAGGCTATGGGCGTAGCAGGAAGCTCAGTCTCTGGTGGTGGTGCCGCTTCTATTGGTTCTCAGCTTGGCAGTACTCTTGGGTTCTCTTCACAGATGTCTGGTCTGTCGGCTAATATTACACGTCTGTCAAGCCAAGCTTCTATGTATGGAGATATTGCAGGGCTAGCTGCTGGTGGCTTTAATGCTCTTGATGGCTGGGGGCAACTGAAACAGAAGTTTGGTGGTAAACCGTAATGGCTGAGTTTAATCCTCTTAAAAAAGAAGAAAAACCAGAAGCTGCTCCTGTATTCAACCCTCTTGGTGTAAAAAGAGATACAGGTAAGTTTTCCTTTGCTACAACACAATCTGGTCAAGAACGTAGTGATACTCTCTTGGCTGAAACAGCTAACATGACTCCTGACGATGTTTCAAGATCGCGTCGGGATGGAACCCTTACGACAGTGCAACAGGCTGCGTTGGGTAATGCCGACAAAGCTCAGTCTGTTAATGCTCAAACGATTATCGAAGAGTCTGCTGTAAACAACATACCTGCTGAAGAAGCCGCATTGCGTCTTACAGAAGAGTTTAATAAGGTACCTTTCTTCCAAGGTCTTGTCGACCCCGCAGTTACCGCTTTTGTTTTGTCGAGTGGAAATGAGGCTTCTAAACGTTCTGTATTCAAAAGACTGAGCAAACTTGAAATCCTTTACAACGTAGCAAACCAAAAGCTTGAGGTAGCCACTGATCCTTGGTGGAGAGACTTTGACTTTGCTTCTACGCTTATCTCTAGCGTAACCCCTATCTATTCGACAATCTCTGCCAACAAACGTTCTGAACTGAACGCTAGACTGAATGGTCTTCTCGACGCAGAAATTTCTGAGGATGAGTTTGCTAAACAAGCCGCAGATATCCTAGACGAAGCTGGGGATATTTACGACTACTTTGGTGGTAAGAACCGAGTAAACCTTGAAGTCTTTTTGTCGTCCGTATCAGAGGGTCCGTTTGGTACTACCGCTAAACTTGATAAAGCCTTTGGCATTGTCGACATAGCTTTGCTTGGAACACCCTCTACGCTAAAAGCTGCTACCGCTATTGGTCGTGCAGGCGTTGCAGGTGTTACCTCTGCTGGCGTCGATATTGCACGTCTTGCTGGTATCGTACGTCGTGACCCTGCTCTGGTCAAACGTATCTTGCAGACGACAGCGATTAAAGATGATCCTACGCACTCCGCTGCAATCCTTGCAAACCATACTGCTACTTCACTAGCCACCCCTAACATCACCCGCCCTCGGTTTCAAACGGCTTACTCAAACACTGCCGTAAGGGACTTTGAGGATGCTGATGCTTTGTTTAACGTCGTACGTAGCATTCGTGGACCAGAGATGGTTGATGAGGCTGCTTTCAAAACTGTGCAAGACGAGATTCTTAAGGCTAAGACTGCTAACGGTCACCGTCAAGTTATCGACAGAAGCGTAGACATCGACGAGTTTGAAAACATTGTCTACTCAGAAGTCTATGGCACCCGTTCAGGTGGTGAGTTTGCTTCTAAGGCAAATGCTACCGTGTTGGCTAACAAGGTTGACGGTCTGGTAGCTAAGACTGAGAATGGTGGTTTTGTCGTCATTAAAGAAGAGAACGTCTCCCTTATTGATCCTTTGAAAACAGGTAAGGGCGACAACACGATTGATGGCCTTGTTCTTTTTAAGACGACAGATACTGATGAACTTGGAGAAGGCTTCTGGGCTAAGTGGGGTTCACCCCTAGCTCAAACGTCCGATCTTAACCAAGCTCTTATCGTACAGAATGAAGCCACTACTGCTATTCTTTCTCGTCAGGTTGAGAATGAAATTAGGCCGTTGGTTCGTACGATGAAGCCTTCGGAAATCCGTAACGTTAACGATATGTTCGAAGACTTGCAGAATGGTGTTCACTCTGTAAGAACTCAAGCTTGGACCGTAGCAGACTTTAAGTCCCAGTACTTCCAGAGGTTTAGCAAAACACCTTCCGACGAAGAAGTAGCTTACTACCTCAAAGTACAGAACTTCAACGATATTGATTGGCGTCTTAAAGCCGACATTAAGTTTAAGGATGAAGTTGCAAAGGGAACCATTGTTCTTCGTAACTTGCCTGATGAACTTAACGTACGTCCTGCTTCTGTCGACTCTGTCCCTGATAAAGACCTTATCTTTGATATCGACAGCAATGCACTTATCCCTAAGACCTCGCTTCAAGCCGATAGCCAAGTGTTTTCGGTAGCGTCTGAGCTTGCCTATAAAACACCAAGTGGTGAGCTTGTGCAATACATGACTACACGTTCGCCACTTACTCGTCGTATCCAACCTGAGGACGTATTCTCTTACAACCCCGGTGGTCCTCGTCGTTATTGGGAGCAAGAAGCTAAGTTCTACTTGAAGCAAGAGCGTGAGATTACCCTTGCTGGTGGACGTACGGCTGCTGAAACCCCTATTACTATGATGGGTGTCCGTACGCAAGAGCAAGCTTTGGCGACTAAAGCACAGTTTGATGCTATTGCTGATGCTGTCGACAAATCTATCGGTCGTGTTCTTAATAAAAACGCTTCTGTCGATGACGTTAACGCTTGGCTTAAGGCTAATCCGACAAACCAGAATATCCTTACAGCTATCCGTAACAATTCGGCTTTTAACGTCAACATTAGCACTATTGATGACCTTGTACGGTTTTCAGAAGACACTGGGGTTAACCTCAGAAAGTCTATTGATTGGGCTGGTGACGGCACTCCTCTTACGGCTGGTCGTAACGACTACATCCCCGGTGTCGACACTGGTATGACCTACGGCGCTTCCTTTAGGTCTGTTGGTCTTACAAAAGGTGCTCGTAAGAATAGCCCATTGCTTGGGTATGGCGGTACTGAACTTCGTCGTGTCCCAGCTAGCGACTCTATCCGCAAGTCTGTTTTGTCGTCTGTTGCTAAAAAGTCAGAGGCAGCTTACGTAGCTTCGGCAGTTAACGGCCTAATTAAAGGTGCTATCGAAAACAAAGCCCTTCTACAGGATGCTAAGAGCAGCCTTAGTGGTTTGACTCTTCGTGGTAAACTTGCGCGTCTTAAAGACTTGATCGACACCTCTACAGTTCAAGGGCGTAAGCTGGCTCTTGAGCGCGACAAGATTGAGTTCCGGGTTAACCAACGTAGTCCTCTTGACTCCGCTTGGGACTCTTTCCGCTTTGGTGTTGCTGAAAGCCTCTACAAGAAAGATGGCTCTAAGTTCCGTAACTGGGCGTCGGATAAGTTTAATCAGTGGTCGACAAGCCCTGTTACCGCTATGCGTGGGTGGGTCTTTGACGCATACCTTGGTATGTTTGCTTGGGACCAGCTTTACGTTCAGTCAATGCAAATGGTAAACGTCATTGGTGTGGCTGACACGGGTTCTGCTGTCGTCTCTGCTGCGTCGTACCCAATCAATAGATTCCTTCTGTCGAATGGCGACCCTAACGTTATTAAGGCTGTAGCGGATCAGGTTGCACCTATTATGGGTTTGACTTCCGACCAATACGTAGAGATGATCCAGTTGCTTCGTGGCTCGGGTCGTACAATCCTTGATGTCTCTATTGCAGAACTTGGGGAAAATGCTTCTTCAAGTCTTATCGGCAGCATCAGGGAAAAGGGTCGTTTCTTCTTTAAGGAGGGCGAACTTGTCTCTATTATTGGCGCTCACCAAACGGCTTACATGGAGCTTGTCAAACAGTTCCCTAACATTAGACCAGCTAGCCAAGAGGGTCTTCGTTGGATTGCACGTCGGCAAAACGTTCTTCGTCAAGCCATGACTTTTGCTAACCGTAGTCCGGGGCAAAACCTTCCATTCCTGCAGTTCTTGACTTACTCTTGGCGCATGACGGAAGCTATGTTTGCTGGAAGTCTTGGTGGTGGTCGTACGGTTCTTACGGCTAAAGAAAAACTAAAGCTTGGCACTTTGCACTTGGCTGTCTTTGGCACTGCAGCGGTTCCTTTTGCAGGGTACGTAGCCGACAGGATCGACCAGAAATACGGTATCCCTATTGACAACGACACCTATAATATGCTAAGATGGGGGATGCTTGACGTAGCCCTCACTGAAGCTTTGGGTACAGAAACTGCTTTCTCATCCCGTGTCGGTATTGGGGAGGGCATTACGTCGACTATCCTCAATCTTATGGACGGAAGTGTTATCGAAGCTTTGGCTGGTCCGTCTGGTCAGTTCACTGGAAGCACTGTTTCTTCTACGCTTAACCTTATCAAAGACGTAAGGTCTGGCGTTGGTACAGGAGACTACTCTGTCCTTAAACTGGATGTGTCGTTGCTTTCTCGTAACATTCGTTCTTGGGGTATGGCTGAGCAAACGTACTTTGCTATGATGCTTGGGCAGTACTATAACCGCACAGGTACTAAAGTTACTGGTGACGTGAGCACCCAAGAAGCAGTTGCTATCGCACTCGGCATTCCTCTGAAGAAGTTTGTCGAAGCAAATAGCCTGACGAAAACTATGTTTGCCGACAAGAACTATGAGACTAAGGTTGTCAAACGCCTTAACCAACTTTCTGTCGAAGCTGAGAAACAAACACGTCTGGGCGATACGGAGACTGCAAATTCACTTCGTCGAGAGATTGTGACAATCCTTAACGTCCACACCGGAGAACAAAGAGAGCGTATCTTTAGTGGTATGGCCCCTGAGTTCTTTAGTCAACTCGACCAAACGCTCCTTTATGCTTGGCGTAAGGAGTTGAATACCCGGAACCAAGAATCTAACATGGAAGAAGAAGAGTAATGGCTATCTTTCAAGACCTCAACGCAAGTGTTACTCCTGTTCGCCCAGTTGAGCAACCAAGTGCTATTGGCGCTGTGGCTGACCTTTTGAAGGGTTCAGGTTTCTTTGACAAGAGAGAGACTACAAAACCTACTGAAGGTGAAGCGTACGAAGCTGAGTGGAATACTTTTCTTGCTGATGAAAAAAGAGTTCTTCAGCCGGGTGATCCGGGATATGGTGATTGGCTTCGTACGACATCCATTAAGTTTGTTTCTAAGAAGCCACAGTTTGCTGGTAAGGTAAAGTCTAACCTTGAGGCGCAAGGTATCGCAATTCCTGTTGACCCTGAGACTTCAGAGCAAGACGCACGTCAAGCTCTCTACACTACTTGGTCGTCGTCTCCTGTTGGTATGGTGGCAGAGAGTAATGCTAAACGTGCGGCTACTGACAAGAATGGTACGCTTAACCCCAAAGTGTTTGAAGCGGAAATAGACAAAGCTTTTGCTAAGCACATTACCGTTCAGGCTGAACTAGCCCAGCAAGACACTGACGTTAAGACTGCAGAGAACCGTAAAACTCTTGGACAGACCTACTGGAATAAAGGCAAGTATTTTGCTGATGAAGCTGTTCTTGGGCAAGTAAACGTTCTGGCTGATCTCGTAGAAGACGTACGTGATGGCTCAGCTATGATTACTCCTGAGATGTCTGAAGTTCTTGGACTTCCAGCAGGTAAAGTTACGACAGAAAACTTCTCTACTCTCCTGAATAAGTATCGCCCTGTGCTTATCCAAAGCCTTATTGCTAATACAGCCAATACACTTGCTAGCTCTGGTAACGTTGACATCACTGTCCTTGAGGAAAACCCTCCGTCAGCAGAGTGGATTACGGCAGTCATGGGGCCTATCGACGAGGTGATTAAGGCTGGTCAGAACTTCGACTCGGCTGCTGAAGTCGTTAAGAATATGCAGGATACAGACCTTATTACTGCTTTCAACGGCCTTACTCCTAAGCAAAGAAGTGTTATTAGCATCAGCCAACTTATGCCACCTGAGCTAAGGTCTAGGGTTTATGAAATTAGTAACGACGTAAACTGGAAAGAAACCGCAGATAAAGTTGCGCTTATGTTCACTGCTGAAAACCCGCCTGAGGTTATCATAGAAGACATTAGCAACATGTCAACTACTGACGCTAACAACGCTGCTTTGGTCGCTGCAGGTGCTCTCGACACAGGTGGTACAAAAGGCCCAACCCTACGCTCTTCGGTACTTACTCTGTTTGCAGGCAGCAATCGTGTAGACCCTAGCCAAGATTTAGGTATCGAAACGTTTTCTGCTTTGAGCAAGAACTCCGCAGGCATCAACCAAGAAGCTGCTATGGACCCGGCTTTTAAAGCTGCTGTTGTCGATAACGTACTTGCTGACATCACCAAAAGCTTTAAGAAATACGGTAACCTTCTTAAAGGGCAGGCTAACATTGCCTACACTGTCGACGACAAAGGTAACGTTTCTATTGTTCCCGATGTTGTTGGCGACCCCGAGATGGGCGTAGACTTTAACACTATGCAAGCCGTTGAGATGGTAGCAGAGCAACTTAACAACTCCGAAGTGGCTCTTACGTTTACCCGTAAGTTGGCTGAGTTGGATAAGCTTGGTGCTGTCGGTGCTGAGATTAAAGAAACGTTCCTTACGGTTAACGGTCTAAACATTGGAGCCGGGGAGACTGTTACTGCAGGTGGGGCAGGTTCTAAGTCTACTTCTACTCCTACTAACATTGGTGATGCCTTGGGTCTGGACTTCACCACCCTTGAGGCTGAGAACGGTTTGCCTCAGGGCTACCTTGAGCGTACTGCGTTCCTTGAATCAGGTGGTGACCCTCTCGCCCAGAACCCTGAGTCGTCCGCTGGCGGTCTCTTCCAGTTTATCGACGGTACCGCTAAAGACTATGGCGTTAAGGACAGGTTCGACCCCGTTCAGGCCACCGATGGTGCAGTAGATGTTGCTGTCGATAACATGCGTACCCTGACTGCAGCCTTGGGTCGTGAACCCACTGGTGCTGAACTGTACCTCGCGCATCAGCAAGGCGGTGGTGGCGCTAGAGCACTTCTCTCCAACACCAGTGCTAACGTAGTCGATGCTCTCGCTCCTCTCTACAAGGGTGATCGTGAACGGGCTGCAAGGGCTGTACGCCTTAACAAAGGCAACGTCAACATGACTGCAGGTGAGTTCGCTAGCCTTTGGTTGGACAGGTTCAATAACGCCAAGACTATTGCTCCTACCGCTGGCACTCCGGCTAATGCTAATGCTGTCGCTAGCCGTGCAGGAGAGGCCGTACAACGTGCAGTCAATCCTTCGGCAGGAGCAGCTAGCGTAGACGTTAACCTGTCCTCTGGTGCCTCTCCTACGGCCCCTATGGAAGCTGCTGACGCTACTCTCCCCGAGGCTATCCCGGCTGAAACCCCTACGGGAACCCAAGGAGCAAGTGAGCTTAGCCCTGCTATCGCTGTCGACCAAGACGTTCAGGCTTTCATCCAAGAGATTGCTGGTGACCCTGATAAGTCTTACGTCTCTGAGGCTGAGTTCCTTGCGGCACAAGAACGTGGTGAACTTGAGGCTGGGGACACTGTTGTCGTCAATGGTGATGTTTACGTGATCCGTAAGAACGGTTCGGCTCGTAGACTTGGCTCTGCTAACACTTAAGCTTATAGGGGAATGAAATGGACGGAGAAGCCATTCAAAAGGAAATAGCAGAGATGGATAAGCGTTTGGCTCTCCTTGAGCAGAAAATGGACCAGATCGACAAGAACGTAACGAGCATTAACGACAACCTAGCTAAGATTT